AGCATTGCCCTTTACTACCAGATAATCGGACGCGCAACACGTATTGACCCAGACAAGCAGGATGCCCTCATTGTTGACCTTGGCGGCAACGTGAAGCGTTTCGGCAGGGTGGAAGACATCACATTTGAGCAGGGCAAGTTGTGGCGGATGTTCGGCACAGGGGGCAAGCTCCTCAGCGGCATCCCCATCGACCAGATAGGCAAGTATACCAGAGAAGACACAAAGGCGATAGACACCCACCAAGAGCCACCGCTGGAGGTGATGCCATTCGGCAAGTACAAGGGAGAACGCATCAAGGACATACCAAGCAATTACAAGCAATGGATGATTCGAACCTTCGACTGGAACGCCAAGAACGAGAGACTCCGCAAATCGATAGTTGCAACCCTTTAACGAACCACAAGACAATGGCACGACCGAAAAAACAGACCGCCGAATATTTCAGCCACGACGCTGATATGCGAAACGACATCAAGGTAAAGGCAATACGCCGCAAGTTCCAACACAAAGGATACGCGGTCTGGTGCTTCATGCTCGAAGCATTGACAGACAGCGACGACTTCGAGATTGAGTTCGGAGAGGTCGAGCAAGAGCTGCTCGCCGCCGATTTCGACGTGCCAATCGAGGAGCTGAAGGACATCGTGGAGTATTGCCTCAAAATAGGGCTTTTCCAGCAAGCAGGGACGAGGATCTACAGCGAAGCGCACAAGAGACGCTTCGCAGAAATGGTCGCAGCCAGAGAGAAGCGCAGAGCCTACCAAGAGCATCGAGCTGAGGTCAACCGCATCAACGGACGCAAGGGAGGAAACCCGAACTTCAGACAGGGACAACCGAACCCCTACTACATAACCGAAACGGCTACCGAAGATAACCCAGAGATAACCGAAAATGCGGAAAAGATAACCGAAGATAACCCTAAAATAAAGGAAAGTAAAGTAAAAGAAAATATAGAAAAATCTCCTAAAGGAGATACAAAGAAAACCGCCCAGCGGTTTATTCCGCCCACAGTTGAGCAGGTGGCGGATTACGCCAAGAGAAAGGGCTACACCAGCGTGGACGCGCAACACTTCGTCGACTACTATACCAGCCAAGGCTGGAGGGTTGGGCGAAACCCCATGAAAGACTGGGAGGCAGCCGTCCGCTCTTGGGCTTCCAGAGACCGCAGCAGCGCAAGAGCCACAACAGGCGCACAGATGACAACGACAGCCACAGGCATCACCCTCGGAGTTGGCGAGACCATACGACCGGACGGCAAGAGAACCTACGGCACAAGCGGCGTGATAGTTCCGGCAACAGCTCCGGCAAGACCCAGCGCAGCGCACTGGTGGAGCGAGGCAACACAGAGCTGGGAAAAAACCATTTAAGACTAACAGAAGACCATGGTACAACTTGATTTTGAAAAATTCGGCATCGACGTATCGCACATAAGCAGAGCGTCGAAGAACGCCAAGACCATATGCCCCCAGTGCCACGACCAGCGGCACGACAAACGCGACAAGAGCCTCTCGGTGAACATGGAAACCGGGATGTTCAAATGCCATTACTGCGGCTTTTCCGGATGCGCAGCCGTCCCCAGCGAATCAGACAAACGCTACTGGATGGAGAGACAGCCATGGTTTAAACCAGCGCAGATCCGGAAGCAGAAGCCGGAGTATAAGAGACCAACACCGAAGCCGCATAACCCCATGAGCGACCGCGCACTGGCATGGTTCAAAGGCAGAGGAATCAGCGCAGCCACCCTCCAAGCACTCAAGGTGACGGAGGGTATGGAATGGATGCCCCAGAAGAACGGACAAGCCAACACCGTCCAGTTCAACTACTACAAGGACGGACAGCTTGTAAACACCAAGTTCCGCACCGGAGACAAGTGCTTCAAACTTTGTACAGGCGCAGAGTTGATCCCTTACAACATCGACGCAATCAAGGGGCAAAAGGAGTGCATCATCACCGAGGGCGAAATGGACGCATTAACCTTTTACGAATGCGGCAGACACGACGTAATCAGCGTACCCAACGGAGCAAACGCCAACCTCGACTACCTCGACGAATTCATTGAGGACTACTTCGACGACAAGGAGACCATCTACATCGCGGTGGACACCGACACCAAAGGATTGATGCTCCGCGACGAGCTTCTCCGCAGGTTCGGCGCAGAACGCTGCAGGGTGGTCGAATACGGTGAGGATTGCAAGGACGCAAACGAGCTGCTCCAGAAGCGAGGTAAGGAGAGCGTCCTCCAGAGCCTCGCAGCAGCACCCGAAATCAAGATGGAGGGAGTGTTCACCATTTCAGACTTCGAGCCAAGCCTCGACGCGATATTTGAACACGGACTCCAGAAAGGAGTAACCATAGGTCACGACAACTTCGACAAGCTCCTCAGCTTCGAGACCAAACGCCTGTGTATCGTGACAGGCATCCCCGGCAGCGGTAAATCAGAGTTCATCGACGAGATAAACGAGCGATTGAACATGAGGTACGGATGGCGATGCGCATATTTCAGCCCGGAGAATATGCCGCTGGCATACCACGCGAGCAAGCTCATCGAGAAGTTCACCGGAAAGCACTTCTCCCAGAAGTACCTCAGCTTCGGAGAGTACAAGCAGGTCAAGGAACACATCGAGAACAACTTCTTTTTCATTTGCCCGAACACCGACTTCAAGATAGACACTATACTGGCAGCAGCCAAGTACCTCGTCCGCAAACGCGGAATCAAGACCGTGGTAATCGACCCCTTCAACAGACTCGACGACGAGAGCGACGGACAGAACGAGACACGGTACATTTCAAAGCTGCTGGACAAGCTAACCAATTTCGCACAGGTCAATGACGTACTGGTAATATTGATGGCGCACCCCACTAAGCTCCACAAGAACAAGGACGGAGTCATCGAGCCACCAACCCTCTACGACATCAGCGGATCTGCGCACTTTTTCAACAAGGCAGACTTCGGCATCGTGGTACACCGAGACAGACCAAACAACACGGTGCTGGTTTCGGTCGAAAAGGTCAAGTTCAGACACCTCGGAGAGTGCGGAACAGCCACTTTCAAGTACAACATCAACAACGGACGATACAGCCCCTACACTGCAGGATTAGAACCGAACTGGGACAACACCAACCACCTCGTCGAGGACGCGAAACAGAAAGCCAACGACGCAGCAGAAGCCGCACGCTTCGACTTCGACGACTACCCATTCAGCACCTCGACAGAAGAATGCCCATTTTAACGACCATAACACCACCAAATAACAGCATTATGAACAAAAACAACAGCAACAGCGCACCCAGAGACCCCACCAAATACGAGGTAGGAGACTACGTAGCCTTCGACGGGGGTAGCCGCGTCCTTTACGGCACAATCGCACAAAAGCCTTGGGGACAGAGAGATAACTTCGTAATCAAGGACAAAGCAGGACGCGAATACAGCGTGCAACCTTGGCGAGTTTTCAAGAAGACCAAAAAGTGCAAACAAAAATAAATCAAACAACAATAAATCAGCGCAGAAGACAATGAACAGAATGCAAATCAACAAAGCCGCAGACGAGTGGCTCATGAAGAACCAGCAGCGCAGAGCCGTGCTTAACGTGGTCGGCGAGCTGGACAGCAACAACGAACCACACCTCTCCATGACGGTAGGAGGAAACGCCTACCTACTCCGGGACGCAATCATGGCAGCAATGGCGAAGCACCCCGGAGTCCACACGATCATAAAAGAGGCGGTGGACGAATTCACGAAATATCAACAATCAAAAAATTAAAGCTATGGCAAATTACAGCATGAAGCATGACCTCCTAAAATTGCAGGGGGCATTCGTAACGAACATTCAAGGCAGAACCGCCACCAAGAGATGCCTTTGCATTCCCATCGACGAGAGCGGACTGGTTCTGGGACAAAAGGGCTGCTACATGAGCAGCGTCGCCATTGAGATGCGCGACCCCAAGTACACCGACACGCACTGCATCAAGATTGACCTGCCCAAGGAGCAGAAAGAAGCCATGACGGACGAGGAGCTGAACGCCCTGCCTATTATTGGCGGATTGCACGCCATAGAGCGCAAGGTGGACTCCATGCCCGTCACCGGGAACGTAGCTGCGCCCTTCGGAGAATGCCCATTCTAACGACAGGAAGCCATGGAGACAGACAAGCACGGCAACATGATCCGGTGGCGCATCGAGCTTGACCGCCGACCGGAGGGAGAACAGGAGACGGAACACAACGTCTTCGAGACAGACAGCAAGGAGACCGCCAAGAGGTTCGTCGATGAGCTGCAGGAGAACCCAACGGTCACCAGAGTTCAGCTCATCCGGATGGTGTACCGCCCCACACAGGAGCAGCCACCACGCTGGCAAGAGCCGGAGCTGAAGACAGTGCTGAGGGTGGACATGGAATAGCAGCCACCGGAAGCCACAGCAGAGCCTAACCAAGGGCAAGCACGCAGACAAGGGGAGCAATCCCCTGTCTGTCGTGTAGCCCATTTCAAAAACGCGCAGAAATGCCCCTAATTTCGACAACATGACAAAAGACAAAGAAGTTACCACCCGAAGCCGCAAAACGCAGCAGAGCGCAAATAAACAGCCAATGCGCGACTTTTTCACGACCTTGTGCCACTCCGACCTCCACGTCGAGTGCGTCAAGGAGTTCAAGTTCCACCCCACGCGCAAGTGGAGGTTTGACTACGCCATCCCCCAATACAAGATAGCCCTTGAAGTCGAGGGCGGAGTTTGGAGCGGAGGACGACACACCTCCCCAAAGGGCTTCTTGAACGACATGGAGAAGTACAACACAGCCACGCTAATGGGTTGGCGAGTTTTCCGCACCATTCCGGACGAATTGCTGACAAACACCACGCTGAGCCTGCTCAGAGAGGCAATGAAGACGGAAATAACCGCCCCCGGAGCGAGTTTGAACGCCCAAGAGTGATTATAATATAAACATTTTAAGTACCTTTGCACTAAAAGAATAAACAACAATTATGGACACAGAAAGAATCAAGCTGACGCAGATTAACATCAACGCAGCGAACCCAAGAACAATCAGCCCGGAGCAACAAGCCAAGCTGGTCAAGAGCCAAGCTGGTCAAGAGCCTGCTGGTCTTTCCGGAGATGCTGGAGATCCGTCCCATTGTTATCGACGAGAGCTACACCGCACTCGGAGGCAATATGCGCTACCGAGCGTTGACAGCCATCTCCGAGATGCAACCAGAAGACATAGAGCGCACTCCACAACGCCGGGTTCACCCTTCGCGAGACGCTGGTATGGGTCAAGAACGCCCTCGTCCTTGGCAGACAAGACTACCAGTGGAAGCATGAGCCATGCCTTTATGGGTGGAAAGACGGGGCAGCGCACTACTTCATCGAAGACCGCAGCCAAAGCACAGTCTTTGAAGACGCAGGCGTGGATTACAAGAAGCTCAAGAAAAGCGAGCTGCTGGCATTGGTACAACAGCTCACCGCCCCGAAGACGGAGACAACGGTGCTGTACGAGGACAAGCCGACGCACAACGACATCCACCCGACCATGAAGCCCGTCCGTTTAATGGGACGACTGATCAAGAACAGCGCAAGACCGCAGGAGAACGTACTCGACCTTTTCGGAGGCAGCGGCAGCACCCTAATCGCGTGCGAGCAGCTCAACCGAACCTGCTACATGATGGAGTTCGACCCGAAGTATTGCGATGCCATACTTGCCCGATGGGAGAAGCTCACCGGAGAGCAAGCCGAATGTTTAACCAGAAGCACCGAAGACGACCATGAGTAAGATGCAGACACAACGCCGCAACCAAATCAGACTGGCGCGATTGGAGATAGTCTCCCAGCTTTACCTGCGCCAGAACAGCGTGCGCCAGATACGCGCAGAGGTCATGAAGCGGCTCGACCTAAAGACCTACTCGACAGAGACCGTCCACAAGGACATCAAGTACATCCTTCACGAATTGCAGGAGCAGCGACTGGACAACGCAGAGTACAACCTTCAGCTGGAGCTGGAACGCATAGACGAGACCTGCCGCGAGCTTTGGGAGCAATGGGAGAAGTCCAAGCAGGACTGCGTCCACATCGAGAAGAAGCGCAAAGGAACGCCCGGACTGGGCAACGACGGCAGCACCAAGACGACGCAGCTGGAGACCAAGGAAAGCACCCATGCCGGACTGGGCAACGTCGCCTACATCGCGGAGATCCGACAGCAGCTACAGGAGCGACGCAAGCTCCTCGGTCTGTATGCACCGGAGAAGCGCGAGGTCGCCGGAGAGATGTCATTCGCAGCAATGCTCATGGAGAGCGGAATGCTGGACGAGGCAGAACAAGGCGCACAGCAAAGCGAATAAAGCCGCGTGTCCGCTCGCTTTCGGCAGGGTGGGACAAGTGAACCTTCCGGAGCGCAAAACGCGACAGACGCGATATTTCAAGTAAATAACTCAAGCAAGACAGCCCATGGCAAAGAAGAACAACATCGATATGCACCAGCGAGGAATCGACCTCCTTAATTCATGGCGAGCGGACTGGAACAAGTTCATCCGCGAAGCCTTGGGAGCGAACCTCGACAAGGAGCAGCAAGCCATAGTCGCGTCCGTGCAGCACAACCCCCGAACCTCCGTAACTTCGGGAACAGCACGAGGCAAAGACTTTGTGGCTGCCTGCTGCGCCGTTTGCTGCCTTTACCTTACCCCCAGATGGAACAGCCGCAAGGAGTTGATCGAGAACACCAAGGTAGCCCTAACCGCCCCGACAGACCGACAGGTAAAGAATATCATGATGCCGGAGGTGAGCCGCCTTGTTGACAGAGCCAAGCAGAGAGGCATCGTTCTGCCCGGCGTGGTTACCACAGATCGCATCCGCACCGACAACAAAGAATGGTTTCTCACAGGCTTCAAAGCCGACGAGCAGAACCACGAAGCATGGTCGGGTTTCCACGCCGTCCACACGATGTTCATCATCACGGAGGCTTCCGGTATTTCCGACAACATATACGACGCAATCGAGGGTAACCTGCAAGGCGACAGCCGCATCCTGCTGGTCTTTAACCCCAACACCACCATCGGCTACGCAGCCAGAAGCCAAAAGGGAGACCGCTGGCAGAAGTTCAGACTCAACAGCCTCACCGCACCCAACGTGGTGGAGAAGCGCATCATCATACCCGGACAGGTGGACTACGCATGGATAGCCGACAAGCTCCAGACTTGGTGTACGCCCATCAAGGAGAGCGAGCGGCAGGACGAGCTGGACGACTTCTGCTTTGAGGGGCAATGGTACAGACCGGAGGATTTATTCCGGAAGAAAGTACTGGGCAAGTTCCCAAAGGTTTCAGAGGACGTACTGATACCCCAGCAATGGATCGAGGCAGCGCAGGAACGCTGGGTAGCCAACGGAGGCAACGCGGTCTCAGAGCAGGAAGCCAGAGTTCTGGGCGTGGACGTCGCAGGCATGGGACGAGACGCGACCTGCTACGTCGAGCGCACCGGAGCATGGTGCAGCACCTTCGACTGCCACAATTCCGGAGGCACGGCAGACCACATGGAGGTTGCCGGACAGATTATCGCCAGACGCAGAAGACACCCACTGATGCACGTCGCAATAGACACCATCGGCGAGGGTGCTGGCGTTTACAGCCGCTGCGTCGAGGTCGAAGACCACCCGGAGTACATCATTAGCTGCAAATACAGCGCAGCAGCCAAAGACCACCTCGACAAGGAGCTTCACGACATTACAGGCGAGTATCGCTTTGCAAACCTCCGCGCATACCTGTTCTGGTGCGTCCGCGACTGGCTCAACCCCAAGAACGAGACCGGAGCAATGCTGCCACCGGATGAGCGGCTCCTTGAGGAGGCGACAGAGATACGCTGGTCGTTTCGCAGCGACGGCAAGATCATCATCGAGCCAAAGGAGGACATCAAGAAGCGACTGAACCGAAGCCCCGACCGCTTCGATGCCCTCGCCAATACCTTCTACCCGACCAAAAAGCGGAAGACAATCGACCTCCGCAGACTTCAGCAATTAGTATAAACATTCAAAAAAAAATCAGCAATGCCAGCAATTAAAGACATCCTAAGCGGAACAGGAACGGAGCGCGAGAAGATACTCGCACTCAAGGAGAAGACCATCAACGTCCCGATTTGGGGCGGCAAGAACGGTCTGCTTTTCCAGTACGACCCGACAAAGCACCCGGTAATGAACAAAGCCGAATACCCGGACGTGGTAAAGGACAACGGCGTGGAAAAGGTAACACGCATCACCCTCGACTTCCAGAGGCTCGCCACCAAACGCATGAGCGAGCTGGTATGCGGCATCCCAGTCAAGCGCATATACAAGCCGGAGAACGATACCCAGAAGCAAATCGCCGCCTACCTTGAGGCGATATTCGAGCGCAACCGCATCGACAGCGTCAACAACGAGCGCACGGTTTACCTTTTCGGCAGCTGCGAGGTTTTCACCCTTTGGTACGCCATAGAGCAGAAGAACGCCATCTACGGCTTCGACAGCCCCCTTAAATTGCGCTGCCGCAGCTTCAGCCCGATGTTGTGCGACGAGCTATACCCCTACTTCGACGAGTACGGAGACATGATCGCCATGAGCATCGGCTACACCCGGAAGATAGGGCGCAAGAGCGTCCAGTTCTTCGACACCTACACCGAAGACCGCCACATCAAGTGGAGCAACGAGACAGGCGACTGGGGCGTGGTCGAGGACGAGAACACAACCCTGCTCAAGATACCCGGCGTTTACGCATACCGCCCGACACCAGTATGGGAGGACACCAGCCGCAACATTTACGAAATGGAATGGGCATTGAGCCGCAACGGAAACTACCTGCGTGAGAACAGCAAGCCCCGTTTTATCGTTTTTGCGGACGACATCATCAGCTACGGCGACGAGAAAAGCCCGAACCAAGAGTTCAAAGCCGTCATGCAATACCCCAAAGGCAGCACCGCTCAATACGTCACATGGCAGCAGGCAATCGAGAGCCTAAAGTTCTACATCGAGCAGCTCCGCAGCCTGTTCTTTACCCAGCTTCAGCTCCCGGATTGGAGCTACGAGAAGATGAGCCAGCAAGCCCTCTCCGGAGAGAGTCGCAAGCAGATGTTCATCGACGCGAAGCTCAAGGTCAAGGACGAGAGCGGACGACTGCTGGAGTTTTTCGACCGCGAAGTCAACGTGGTGAAAGCCTTCCTAAAGCTCATGCTGGGCGACAAGTACCACAAGGACATCGACGCACTCAAGGTCGAGAACGAGATAACCCCATTCAGTATCAACGACGAAAAGGAGACCATCGACAATCTGCTCGCCGCCAACGGAAACCAGCCAATCATCTCCCAGAGAGACTCAATCGAGATGCTCGGATGGAGCGACAACCCGGACAGAACCCTCCAAGAGATCCAAGAGCAGAACAAGCTCGAAGATTTCGGATTAGTGGAATAGCCTCATGAGACGGACACCGAAGAAAGCACTACAGGAACAACCGCAGCACCGCTGCCGGGATTGCGCACACTCATACGACTGGCACAGCAAAGCCCTTGACGGACACCTCATCCTTTGCCGCTGCCGCTTCGATGAGAAGACGGAATACGGCAGATGGTGCAAATTCCTATCCGACCCGGAGTGCGCACATTTCAAACAACGACTAACACCAGAACCAGATGCCGAAGCCCAGTGAATACGACAAGACCCACCTCCGCAACATGGCGGCGATGGGAACACGCATAGACCGCATCTTCAAGAAAGCAACAGAGGAGGCGGCGAAGATTGGTGTGTCGATTAAAGACATCGACCCGGACAAAATATTCAGCTTCGATGACTACCCGGAGACAAAGAAGCAGATAGAACGCCTTCTGACTGCACTCAAGGAGACCACCGAGAAGACCATCGTCAACGGTGTCCGCTCAGCATGGACGCTATCCAACAACAAGAACGACGCGATGGCAGAAAAGGTCTTCGGCAGGGACGCAGACAAGCTCCCACCGGAGGTGCGCATGAAGTACTTCAACAACAACGAGAGCGCACTGCAGGCATTTCTTGCACGCCAGCAGAACGGATTGAACCTCAGCGACCGCGTATGGAAGTACACAAACGCCTTCAAGCAGGAGATAGAGCTGGGGCTGGATTGCGGCATCCGCTCCGGTAAGGACGCACCAGCCATGGCGAGAGAGCTGAAGCAATACCTCCAGTACCCGGACAAACTCTTCAGACGAGTGCGCGACGAGCATGGGCTGCTCCAGCTATCGAAAGCAGCTGCAGACTTCCACCCCGGCAGGGGAGTGTACCGCTCCAGCTACAAGAACGCGCGACGACTGGCAGCCACCGAGACCAACATCGCATACCGCACCAACGACTACCTGCGCTGGCAGCAAATGGACTTCGTTGTCGGCATTGAGATACAGCTCAGCAACAACCACACCATCCTGCTCCAGCCCGGAGAGAAGACAGACGACGCAAGCCAGCAGCGAGCAGATGGCTCACCAAAGGCGAATGCCGTCCGCCCATTTACGGACATTTGCGACACCCTCGCCGGACGCTACCCCAAGGACTTCAAGTTCACCGGGTGGCATCCCCATTGCCGCTGCCGAGCCATCACGATCCTAAAGACGGAGGAGGAGATGGCGAAAGACAACGAAGCCATTCTCAACGGAGAGGAGGTCTCCACCCAGAGCGAGAACTCTGTCAAGGACGTGCCGCAGGCTTTCAAAGACCACGTGCTGAAGTACGGCGAGCGCATAGAGAACACCGCCCCCGGCAGGTTGCCCTACTACATACAGGACAACCGCAAGAGGGTGGACAAGCTGCTGGGTTTGAACAACGAGCCGCAGCGCACACCGCAAGAAATAGCCGCAGAACGCCACGCTAACCGCACGGAGCAGGACTAACAAGGAATTCAGCAGGCATGGAACGAATGCCGCTTAAACAGCCTCCAAGAAGCCATAAACAACGGATACCTACCGGAGGAGTGCAAGGCTCGACTGGCGGAGTTGGCAAAGCTCAACACACCGGAGCATTTCGACGAGTTCCAAGCCCAAATCAAGACCCTGCAAGCACAGGCGCAACGACACGCCGCTCGCACGCCACAGGACATCGCCGACATCAAGGCTCGATGGGAGAAGCGCGTCTTCACCAACGACAAGATACGACGAGACGCAGACCGCGTGCTTACATTGGCGAAGTCATACAGCGAGGTGGACTACGCGCAGCTTGAGAAGCTCATCGCCCAAGGCAAGCTCGCGGAGATGGACGCAGAGACACAAAAGGTTCTCCAAGCCCTCAAGGATATGCGAGAGCAGGAACGCGCACTCGAAGACCTTATCCCGGATGTTCACAAGTGGCACAAGCAGTTCACCCTTGCAGAGCTACAGGAGGCACACAACGCAATAACAAAGACTTTCAATCGCTGGACATGGGATTACACAAACGAGACATCGCTTAACTTCCTAAAAGGCAAGCTGGAGACAGAAATCAACTTCGTGGCAAAATCAGCATACAAGACAAAAGAGATAGCCAAGAAAGCATACGAGCAGAGACTCGCCTTAGTGGAAAGCAAGATCGAGCTTTTGAAGATAAACAAGGAATATACCGCACTCTTAGGGTTCAAGACGCAGAGCAAGGAATTCAAGGAATTCATGACATACGCAAAACAAGCGATGGATGCAGGAGAGCCGAAGACAGCCCGTATGTACTTGAACGCAGCAGCCAAAAAGAAAGCATCGATAGAAGCAGCCAAAGCCGCGAAAGCCGCAA